AAACAAGCCTTGCAACAACATCAAGGGTACAGGCTTATTTTTCTTCTGATTCCGAAAATCATCAAAGTAATACCCTGAAGTTACTATATAATCATAAGAATCATAATCACGCGGGCAAAAGTTTATTCCTTTTCTCATCATGACAACGTTTATGATAGAGAACCACTTATCCCACACTATTCGTCCATGATGAGCCAATTCCGTAAGTACACTATCAACATTAGCTTTCAAAGCTTCAATAGGATCCAAATTTCCATGTACCCAATTTAATGTACGCATAATTTCATTTATATCCCTAGGAGCATACCAATGAGTCCCAATTTTACAACACCTTCTCCTCAAATAATACAAATCTTTCATCTCAACATATTCAGAAAAGTTCATTGTTTTATCAGCAGCGGTATACTTAATGCCATATTCAAGTAAAGCTTTAGAAAAAGTTTTTTGATTGAACCAGAATAATTGCTTAGAAACTCCCAGCACATGATCATCTCCAAAATACTTCCCTAACACAAAACTCTGGTATCTCAAAAACTTAGTAGAAATATCCTCATCATACTGTCTTCCTATAATAATAAACATAATACGAGTAATAAGAGCGTTCGCCAAGGAATTAAAAAGAGACGTCAATAATACTCCAGACAACATTCCTTTATGAACCATATAAACCAAACCTCTACATAAACGAAAACACCCAAATTGCGCATAGAAATTAACGCAACGTCTAACACTATCTTCATGCACGTACGTAGTTCCCATCCTATAATAATCCTCTACTATATCCAATAAAGCATAGAATATTTGAAAAGGAATAGTTTTATCCCAATGCTCATAATCTCCAGCAATTATATTAGCATTACCACGCAATGCATGCTGAAACATCATGCCCCATTGCTTAGAATATGGATTAATACCAACAGAACTCTCACCAAACACTGGATTACTAGTAACATGACCTATAAAAGATCCAAAATCTTGTTTACCTAATATTTGAACGTCCAGGGGACAATTAGTAAATACTCTAGTTTTTCCTATTTTAACTTTCTCTAAAGGACGCAATTCGTCTTTCAATGTATCACAAGCTATAACTGGCAATAAAATACCCTCGGAATTACATTTCAATCTCAAATCCAATTGCTTCCTCAATTCCTCACAAGGAAAGTCAGTACCATC